AAAAAAGATTTTTGAAATATAGAGAGGGGGTATACCCCAGAAAATGGCGTGACGTATACATATCATTATACATGGGATTTGCTAACAGACACACACAGACACCCTGCACCAGTTATACAAACACATTACCAAAATTATTTTTTAGTTGTTTTAAAAAGCGAATACACTAGATGTAGTATATGGATTATATGAATAGTGATGAATTTGATTGTGTTGCTTATGTTGATGAAAAAACTAATAATCTAGTAATAAGATTCTTTGGTATACCTAATAAACAAGCTGCTGAACTATTTGCAGATTATGTAATGATGACATTAGGAGTTGATTACCAATCTATTAACGAGACCCCTCGTTCTAAAATGGTTCATTAACAGATGAACATTAAGATCCCTTATACTCCCAGAAAACATCAAAGTTATCTACATCAACAAATTAATAAACATAGATGGAGTGTGCTAGTTTGTCACAGAAGGTTTGGCAAAACAGTATGTATGATAAACCACCTAATCAAATCAGCATTAATGTGCAAACATAAGAATCCTAGATTTGCTTATATTGCACCCACCTTTAAACAGGCGAAGTCAATCGCTTGGGATTACATGAAACAGTTTACTGCAAAAATCCCAGCAACAAAGTTTAATGAAACAGAATTGAGAGTAGATCTGCCGAATGGTGCTAGAATAACATTACTAGGAGCTGAGAACTCTGATGGGTTAAGAGGTATATACCTGGATGGTTGTGTGATCGATGAATACGCAAACATTGAAGGAAAGTTATTTGCAGAGATAATTAGACCAGCTCTATCTGANNGNAAAGGNTANTGTGTCTTTATTGGTACACCTGCTGGAATGAACAATAACTTTTATGATCTCTACCAACACGCTAATGGAGCAGAAGATTGGTTTAACTATAAAGCTAAAGCAAGTGATACAAAGATTGTAGATCCAGAAGAATTAGAAAAAGCAAAAGAAGTTATGGGTGAGAAGAAGTACCTACAAGAATTTGAGTGTGATTGGATTGCTAACATTGAAGGTGCGATCTATGGAGATGAAATAGCTAAGTTGGATGATAAGAAGCAACTAGCAAGAGTACCCTACGATCCTACTTTGCCTGTCTCAACTGCATGGGATCTCGGTGTCGCAGACCACAGTAGTATTATATTCTTTCAACAAAAAGGAACAGCAATACAGATAATAGATTACCATGAAGAACGTGGTCATGGATTACCACACTATATTCAGTTGCTAAACGAAAAACCATATGTTTACAAAGAACATTATGCACCACACGATATTGAAGTACAAGAATTTGGTAATGGCAAAACAAGAAGAGAAATAGCTTATCAGTTAGGAATTAGATTTAAGGTAGTACCGAAGTTACCAGTAGAAGAAGGAATACACGCAGTAACTATGTTGCTCAACAGATGTTGGTTTGATACAGACCATTGCAAAAGTTTGATAGATGCGTTAAGACATTACCACAGGAAGTACATTGACAAAAATAGAATGTTCAGATCGAAACCTGTACACGATTGGAGTTCTCATGCTTGTGATGCGATGCGTTACTTAGCAGTTGGTCTACAAGAATTAAATACTAGACAAAATGCTCCACAAAGTGTAGCAGATAATAACTATAGGATTATTTAATTATGGGATCAATACTTAAACCAAAAATACCAGCGTTGCCACCTGTGCAACCTTTACCAGAGCCACCTTCAACAGAATTGTCTGAAGCAGAACAAGCAAAGTTAGACGCAGAGTTTGCTGCTAAAGAACGAAGAAGAAAAGGTAGAAAATCAACAATCAAAACTTCTCCATTGATTGCTATGGAAGAAGCAGACGTAGAGAAGAAAACATTACTAGGATAATAATATGTTAGATAAAATTAAAAAAGTATTTAAAAAAGAAAAATCAGAAACTAAATCTGTTAAGAAGAAACCATTGTTTGACTTAGGAAATGAATTAGATTCTGGTGTAGGTATTAATGAAACTAAATCAGAATCAAAAAAAGAAGTTACAAGTGAAAACAAATCTTCTTTGACATTTGGAAAATAATTATGGGATCTAATGGAGCAAGTGGTGGTGGAAGTGCTGATGCACCAAACACAAAAAGATCAACATTATCTACAAAGAGCCAACAAAAATTATCAGACAGAAACCAAAAAAATAAAACAGAGTTTGGATATGATAAACCAAAATCTGCTTTAGAAAAAGTTGGAGACTTTGTAAAAACTGGTGGATTTATAGGAGCTGCTGTTAGAGGAGTAACAAAAGCTGTAAGAAGAGGAAGAGTTAATACATCATTAATGGGAACTTCAGACTATCAAGGATCATCAACAAGAAGTAGTGCAACTAATTCTATGAGTGATGGAAGAGGTTATAATAATAGTGGTAATCAAGTTGTTCAATCTCCAAAAGTAATATCCCCAACAACAGCAGAAGTTTCTCAAAGTTCAATTTCAGCTACACCAGAAGTTACATCAAATGAATTAATTTTAAAAAAAAGAAGAGGTAGAGGAAGATCTTTAATGATTGCAACATCTCCAGAAGGTGTTAAAGATCAAAGCTTAACCTTAAGTCAAAAAACTTTATTAGGATAATATGCAAACAGATTTAGCAAAAACATTATTAAAAAGATTTGATCGATTAAAATCAAACAGACAAAACTGGGAAAGTCATTGGCAAGAAGTTGCAGACTATATGCAACCAAGAAAAGCTGATGTAACTAAAACAAGATCTAAAGGTGATAAGAGAACAGAACTTATTTTTGATAGTTCACCATTACAAGCAGTAGAACTATTAGCTGCTTCACTTCATGGTATGTTGACGAACCCTGCTACTACTTGGTTTTCATTAAAATTTAAAGGTGCAGAAATGCAAGATGATGATGATGCTAAAGCATGGTTAGAAGAAGCAACAGAAGTTATGTACACAGCATTTAACAGATCAAACTTTCAACAAGAAATATTTGAATTGTACCATGATCTAATTACATTTGGTACTGCTGCAATGTTTGTAGAAGAAGATGAGGAAGATGTTTTAAAATTCTCTACAAGACATATTAATGAAATGTATATTTCAGAAAATGACAAAGGTAAAATTGATACAATATTTAGAAAGTTTAAACTAACAGCTAGAGCTGCAATACAAAAATTTGGTGCTAATGTTTCTGATAACATTGTAACTGTAAATAGAAAAGATCCATATGAAGAAATAGAAATACTTCACGCAATATATCCAAGATCTGATTTTAATCCTAAGAAAAAAGATAAAGCTAATATGCCTTTTGAATCTGTTTATTTAGAAGCTGGAACAGGTGATGAGTTATCTGTATCTGGATTTAAAGAGTTTCCTTTTGTAGTACCAAGATACTTAAAAGCATCACACGAAATTTATGGTAGATCTCCAGCAATGACAGCATTACCAGATGTTAAGATGTTAAATGAAATGTCTAAAACTACAATCAAGTCTGCACAAAAACAAGTTGACCCACCATTACTTGTTCCAGATGATGGATTTCTTTTACCAGTAAGAACTGTTCCTGGTGGATTAAACTTTTATAGATCTGGTACTAGAGATAGAATTGAACCATTAAACATTGGTGCGAACACTCCATTAGGTTTAAACATGGAAGAGCAAAGAAGAGATTCAATTAGAAATGCTTTCTATGTAAATCAGTTACAAATGCAGAATGGTCCACAAATGACAGCAACAGAAGTTATCCAACGTAACGAAGAGAAGATGAGATTACTTGGACCAGTTCTTGGTAGACTTCAATCTGAATTATTAAAACCATTAATTGATAGAGCCTTTGCTTTAATACTTAGAAAAAATTTATTCCCACCAGCACCAGAATTTTTATCTGGTCAAGACATTGAGATTGAATATGTATCTCCATTAGCCAAAGCACAAAAATCTACAGAGTTACAATCAATTATGAGAGGTATAGAAATACTAGGATCACTTGCAAATGTTGCTCCAGTATTCGATCATGTTAATATGGATAAACTTGTTAAACACTTAATGGATGTTGTAGGTGTTCCACAAAAAGTTTTAAAACCTAGTTCAGAAGTTCAAGCAGAAAGACAAGCTGCACAAGAACAACAAGCACAACAAGAGCAAATGCAACAAATGCAACAAGTAGCACAAGCTGGTGGACAAATAGCACCACTAGCAAAAGCGTTACCAGAAGAAGCACAAGCGTTAGCTAATGCTGAAGTTCAAGAATAATAAAAAAACAAAAGGATAGATATGCAAGATGAAAAAGCAGTACAAGCCTATATAAAAAAACTACAAGAAAATTATAAACATATTTTTACATCAGATGAAGGTAAGCAAGTTTTATCTGATTTAGAAAAAAGATGTCACTTTTATTCTACTACTAATATTAAAGGAGATAGTCATGAAAGTGCATATATGGAAGGTCAACGAAGCATCCTTCTATTTATTAAACAAATGCTTCAAACAAATAAGGATAAATAAATATGTCAGAAGAACAGACAACTCAAACAACTGAGCCTGTAGCAGAGACAACACAAACTACAGAACCAGTTGCACCAACTATAGCAACAACAAATAATTCAACACCTTCAACTTGGAAAGATTCAATTTCACAAGAGTTTAGAGAAGATCCAAACATTTCTAAATTTACTGAAATAGATGCATTAGCTAAAAGTTATATCAACGCAACTAGAATGATTGGTCAAGACAAAGTTGCTGTACCAAATCAAAACTCAACAGACGATCAATGGAGTGAAGTTTATGATAAACTTGGCAGACCAGAATCTCCAGATAAATATAAACTAGATGTAAAATCTGAAGTAGTTCCATTAGATGATGGTACAATTAAATCGTTTGCAGAGAATGCTCACAAGCTAGGTTTAAATAATAAACAGGCTCAAGGTATATTAGAGTATTATAAAAACTCTATGGAAGGATCTGCACAACAAGCACAAATTGATACAGAAACTGCACAAGCAAATGCAGAAGCCGAACTTAGAAAAGAGTGGGGTAGATCTTTTGATGAGAATATTAAAAAAGCTGGAGCAGTTGCTAAAGCAAATATGAATCCAGAAATTTTAGATATGCAATTAAAAGATGGTACTCGTTTAGGAGATCATCCTGCAGTTATTAAAGGTTTTGCAAACATTGCTAATCTTATGTCTGAAGATAAAATGATTGGAACTGGAGAAGATAATTCAACATCTGGAAGAGATTTAGAAAGTGAAATTAGTTCTCTTGTCAACGATAGAGATGGTCCATATTGGAATAAAGCTCACCCAGAACATGATAAGGTGGTTCAACAAGTATTTACTTTGAGAACAATGCTTAATGAATAAAGAAGAAATAAGATTAGAAATATTAAGAATGGTATTGGAAAGTGGATCAGAAAAAATAAAATCTGATCCCTTGCCAAGCTGTGAAAAATATTATACATGGGTTTCTAAGGCGAATGAAAATTCGTCTAAGAAAAGTAAGACAATTCGTAAGAACCTTACTGACAACAAGGAATAGACTTGTAGTCTAAAAGACTTTAAATCCAAGAGAAGCCAGGTTTTCTGAGAACGTCTCTGTTTTGTTTTAACATTAACTTAACAATAATAGGAGACATAATATGTCAACTGAAATAACAAAAGCATTTGTAGAA